CCATAGTTGGTATATCGGCAACTATTTGAGAAATTATTTGAATATGTTCTAATAACTTTTGATTAATTTTTGTTAATGCTGTCATTAATTTTGTAATTGACTCTTGAGCTAGTGATAAGTCTCTACTCAACTTATTTCTTTCTAGTTCCATGTTTCTTAACTCTTGTTTTCTTGCTTCTAGTTGGTTATACAACTCTGTTGGATTTGAAGGATTATTAACATCATTTTGTTGACGGGCATCAGCAAGTTTTTGTTTTTCCTCCGCCATAGCATTTGCGAACTCTTCATCATCCTCATTTGACTGATCTGCGTTTGATTGTGCCTCTTGTAATGCTTGATTTAATCGTTCTATTTCTTCATTTAATTCCGTTATTTTGGAATTTAAAGAATCAAGTTCTATTTGTTTTTGACTTATTTGTTCATTTTGTTTAGATTGTTGTTCGTTTAATTGTTCAAATTGTGCTTTATAGTTGTTTATATCTTCTTGACATTTATTAAGTTCTGCTTGTTTTTGCTGTAATTTTTCTGCATTTTCAGCAAACTTAGGTTTTAACTGTTGAATTAATTGCATGATATTTCGAATTTTTTTTAATAACGCTTCAGTAAAAACAGCATTATTGTTTTGTAATGATAGCAGTTTTTTTTTAATATTTGTATCAATTGTTGCTTGGTTTGTATCTATTTCGTTCAATAGATTATTAACTTGTTCGGTCGACATTTATATATTATATAAATATTTTATTTTGTTAAATCATCTAATTCAGCCTTAACTTTGTCAATTTCTTGAATAATATTTTTGTAGTCGTGGTTGGCTGTTCTTCGTTGTTCATCTATCAAATTTTCAGTTTTAATTAAATCGTTTAAATATTCCTTAAGCATTATAAGCATTTTATATTGTTGTTGTTTTTCATTAAGAATATAATTATAATATTTCAAATAGTCTTTAGTAACGCCATTTAAAAAATGGTTGATTTGTTGTTTTTTATCTAAATCTTTTTTTTTTTTAAGTAACAACTTCTTTTTATTGTTGATTTCAGTTTCAATTTGTAATAAATATAAATCTCTCTCGCCCAATGTTAAAATCATTCTTATTTTAATAAGTTATTAAATTTTAAATTTTAAATATATAAAAAATAAATTTAAAATCTATGGTATATATAATTTAGGATGTCAAAGAACAATTTAGAACCATTATTAACTCCAGACGAGAATAGATTTGTAATGTTTCCAATTAAATATGAAGATATATGGAGTATGTATCAAAAACAAGTAGATTGTTTTTGGAGACCAGAAGAAATCGATCTATCTAAAGATTTGTCGCATTGGGATGCTCTTGATAAAGATGAACAATATTTTATTTCTATGATTTTGGCATTTTTTGCTGCATCTGATGGAATTGTTTTGGAAAATTTGGCTCAAAGATTTATGAGCGATGTCCAAGTATCAGAGGCGAGAGCATTTTATGGGTTTCAAATAGCAATGGAAAATATTCATAGTAATACATATAGTAATTTAATTGAAACCTATATAAAAGATAAGGACGAAAAAAGTAAATTATTTAATGCAATATCAAATTATCCTTGCATTAAAAAGAAATCTGATTGGGCGCAAAAATGGATACATGATAACAGGTCAAGTTTTGCGACACGTTTGGTAGCATTTGCTTGTGTAGAAGGTATATTTTTTTCTGGTGCGTTTTGTAGTATATTTTGGTTGAAAAAGCGTGGATTAATGCCAGGATTAACATTTAGTAATGAACTTATTTCACGAGATGAAGCACTTCATTGTGAATTTGCGATATTATTATATTCAAAATTAATTAAAAAAATGGATAAAAATCGGATTCATGACATTATTAAGGAAGCAGTTGAAATAGAAATAGAATTTATTTGTGAAGCATTGCCGTGTAGATTAATTGGGATGAACAGCCAATTGATGACGCAATATATAAAATTTGTTGCCGATCGTTTATCTGTTCAATTGGGATACAAAAAGATTTATAATGTGACAAATCCTTTTGACTTTATGGAGATGATTAGCCTTGATTCTAAATCTAATTTTTTCGAGCGCAAGGTCTCGGATTATGCTCTTGCCGATAAAACTCAAAGTAGTGAAGATTTTGCGTTTACAGATGATTTTTAATAATTAAAAAAATTGAAATGTTATAAGATATTATAAGATAAAATATTATAACTAAAATATGCCAAAAGTTGAAATAGATTATACACAAACAACTATTTACAAGATATGTTGTAATGATACTTCAATAACTGATATATATGTGGGTAGCACTACTAATTTTGCAAACAGAAAATATGGTCATAAAACTAGTTGTAACACTAGTACTACGCCTAATCATAATCTAAATGTTTATAAATTTATAAGGACAAATGGGGGGTGGAATAATTGGTCAATGTTACAAATTGAAAATATTAAATGTAAAGATAAACGAGAAGCTTTAATTAGAGAAAAATACTGGATTGAAATTTTAAAACCTAAATTAAACATAAATAATCCATATACAAGTGTTGAAGAAAAGGTTGTTCAAAAACACGATTGGTATGAAGATAATAAAGATTATATTCTAGAAAAAGCAAAAAATAATTACGAAGAGAACAAAGAACAAAAAATAAAATACCAAACACAATACGCCCAAGAAAATAAAGAAAAAATAACAGAGTATCATAAAGAGTACCGAAAATTAAATAAGGAAACACTTGCTGAAAAAACAAAAATATACAGAGAAGAACATAAGGAAGAAGCGCGTATTTCACAAAAAGAGTGGAGAGAAAAAAATAAAGAAATATTAAAGGCTAAACAAGGTGAAATAGTGAATTGTGAGTGTGGTCACCAATACACATTTGGAAATAGATCTAGACATTTCCAATCAAAAGTTCATTTACAATTTACAGAAAACATATCAGACTACCAGAAAGAATTAATGGAACAACAAAAAAAAGAACAAAAAGAAAAAAATAAAGAAGCAGAAAGGGTTAAACAAAGTGAAATCATAAATTGTGAGCGTGGTCGCCAATACACATTTGGAAATAGATCTAGACATTTCCAAACAAAAGTTCATTTACAATATAAACAACAGAGTCTAAAAAGCATTTAAATAATAATATATTAAATAATAAAACAACCCAAAAATATAAGTTATTACATCTTTGAATATGAAAAACTTATTTTTTTTAAAAATAATTTTATTCACTTGTCACATTAATTAATTCCAAGGCATTTATTAATTCACTTTTATTCATTTTACTGTATTTACAAATGCCACATTCTTTGCATTTTTGTCTAAGTTCAATAACTTTTAAATTATTTAAATTTAAAGTTGATGTTGTTTGCGGACATTTTTTTTCGGGTTGTTCTACTACTGGAATTGAGGTTGTTTGAATTTGAGGAATATTTTCAACAATTTGAATAGGAACATATGTAAATTGTGAATTAAATTTCAATACATTTGTGTTATATAATTGTTTGATAGAACTATGCAAATTAATCACATCATAATTCGAATTGTGTGCATTTTCAATGTTTTTATTGAAAACAAATTTATAAAGTTCAGATAGAGATGGGTATTTAATTTTATTATATTTATTTGTTGCCTTGACAATTGATTTTGTTAAATTCATTGTACATAAAACTTGCTTTGAATTAATTTCTTCAATGATTGAATTTAGTGATAGTCTATGTAATTCACTTTTAATAATGGAAATATCAAAATTAGCATTATGTGCGATAATATGAGATACTTGTTTTAATTTATTTGACAAAATTAATGCAACATCAGAGAAAGATATTCCTCTTTCTGAAGAAATTACATTTGTTATTCCATGAAAATGTGAATTTCCAATATTAAATCCATCCGTTTTAATTATAAAATCAAACATTTCAACTTGTTCTAAATTTTCATTACACAACATCATGCTAATTTGAACCATACGAGCACTTTCATAATTATTTAATTGATTATATGGTGGATTTTCTCCAAATGGTAATGAACCACAATTGGGCAAACCAATAGTTTCAACATCAATAATTAAAGCCATTTTATAAAATATAATTTTTATATTTAAATAGTTATTTTTTATTATAAATAACAATTTAATGATGAATATTATTGTTATAAATAATCAGCATTTGAAATTTAAATAATAATAAGTATAATATATTAAATAAGTTTGAATATATTATATAAAATGATATCGTGTAAATTATGCGGAGGATTAGGT